AGAGGTGTCGCCTGCATCAGACTGCAGCCAAGAAGGACCACCCTGGATGCTGAAGTTACCCTTTTCCCAGCCCACATGAGCATCGAAAACGGCACCACCAAAGTCAGAACCTGACCAGCCACCGTTCCACTCAGGATTCAGATAAAAGCCGTCTGCGCGTGCAGACAGGGGGGCCAAGGCAAGAGCACCAGCGATGGCACCAAAAGCAAGACGCTTGATCATTAGAAGAATTAACGTTTTCCTTGGCCACGATACTTCTTCCGTCCATGGGACGGTTTTGAATGTGATCCATTACCTTGACGTGTCTTTTTTGGCTTGCTAGGGACAAAATTCTGTCCGCTAAGTGACTTAGCCATTAGATACCGTCAGTCGAAGTCAAGTTCTGATACTTCAGAGCCAAACCCGTAAACAGACCATATTGAGGGTGTGACACTTGATCACGGCCATCAAGGAAGTACAGCTCTTCCAGCCACAGCGTTCTAGCCGCCATAGCCTGCACGTCCTCCGCACCAGGCTTAGCGGCGATCATTGGATCAGGACGTTTCATCACTCAGCCCAAGGGAGTCCAGAACCCATCGTTGGCACTGCCATTTCCTGCACGATTGCAGTCAGCTGTGACTCGATAGAGGTGACCTGATCAGCACCAATCTTGGCCTTAACGGCGTTCGTTGCCCATTCAGCGGTCAACTCGCTGTAAGCAGTCAGATCCGCAGGATCTTCAGGTTGATCAAGCTGAGTACGGAAAGCAATGCCTTTTGTATAAGCACCAGTGGTGCCGACCAAAGTCCAACGGACCTCAGTCACCGCTCCAGAGGACAGAATCCGATCAAGGCGATCAATCTGATATGTGATGGTGACAGCTGGAGAAGACATTGCAGAAAATGCTATGGGACAAGTTTAGCTCTAGTGGTCAAGAAGGCTTCGTAGGCCAAGTGGGGTTTGCCGGATCAGTTGTATTGGCTGGCAAATCGCGGAGTGCTTGGCGGTAAGTCCGCATGTCTTCGCTAAGAGTAAGGTCAGACATCGCCAAATAGTCAGTTTCAGCAAGCAACTTTGTGCGCTTGGTACGCAAACGGCTCCAGGCACTCTCAGTTGCCAGCTCTGTAGCGGCAGCATCAACAAGGGTTTGGTCGAGCGTTACCTCATTTCCGTCAAAATCAAATGCTCCTCTGTCGTCGTCAATAGTTTTGACCTGCGAATAGGCACGACGAATAGCGTTGTGATTCAAGTCCATTAGCTTGCTACCTCCATTGCGGTAATCACTGAACAAGACCGCGCTTTGTGCGAGGCATCGTCATTTTGCTCTGTTCGGTTTAGATAGAGTGTTCTGTTGTCGTCGCCCCTAGCGTATTTAAGCCTTACAGAGTAAGTAACCGCACTAGTTGTACTTGGACTGTCAAGATAATTTCCGCTGAGTTGGCACATGTAAGCGTTGCTATTAGTTGCGCTAGCAGCGGCCATTGGTGCTCTGCTGCTATAGCCAGTCGGCAAATAACCAGTGAGGGTCGTGCTGCCTCGTTTCAGCACAAAACCAACGTTATCGTCAGTGATAAAGCCGATTGAAGTCTGAATTATTAGCAAGATTTTGCTGCTTGTTGTCGATGGAGTGATTGTTACGTCTAGTCCGCAGCTGCCAGTCTCTACGTTTCTGTTTACTGTTTCTGAAAAGGTACTTTGCTTAACCGTTTGTTTTACCTGCAAGATTTGGGCGGGAAGGTTTTGTGTACCTTCTGGGAAATTGATAGCCATCAGCTGACCTCCGTAAGGTTGAACTTGTACTTTTTGCCGTTACGGCGGTTGATGAGGAACAGGTCGTCCTCACCTTCTTGGATAGTGTAGTTGCCCCACGTTCCATCAACATCGTTGGTACTGCCCTCATTGCTGAGGTTGAGGTCGTTGGTGTAGACGTTGCGCCAGCGAAGGCTACTGCTACCTAAATCGTAGGTGTTGTTGGTACTAGGTACGGCATGACCGGCAAAATTACTGGATCCATCAACATCTAGGCTGTCGCACTCAAGCTCGCCAGTAATGTTTACGCCGCTAGAAAATGTATTAAGTTTTTCGGAGCCATAGTTGTAAAGCCTGACAGCTCCTGAACTACCATCGCAGATTACATACTGAGTAACGCCACCTGAACCGTTATCGGTCTGCAGAACAACATCTAAATCGTTTCCATTGTTCTTGATGAAAAGATCACCTGTATTGTTGACTATTTCACTGTTACTTCCGTTGTGAAAAATTTGCAGGTCTTCACCAGTGCCAAATTCAGCCGTGGCATTATCTTGGAACCTAAAACTACTCTGTGAATAATCCCAAAATGCTGTGTAGCTAGATCCAACAAAATCGACGTCACTGCCGTTAAAGTTTGCCGCACCATCAACATCCAAGCTGTCGCATTGCAGCTCACCAGTGATGTCTACACCGTCTGACTTGGTGGTTAATTTTCCAACGCCGTTGTAATTTAGGACACTAGCTCCATCTGCCGTGAACTTTGCAATAGTCTCTCCACCTGTGCTTTGTATAACGACCAAGCTTCCCTGAATCAATAAATTGCCAGTACCAGCATCTTTAATGTACGAGTTACTGCCATCGTGATAAATCTGTAAATCGTCACCCGCGCCAAAGTTGATATTTACGCTGTCATTCATGCTGATGGCAGACGCGCCACCAACGCTTGCCGCTCCAGCATCTTGCCAAGTTGGTGAGTCGTTACCGTTGCTGGTTAGAACCTGACCGCTGGTGCCGTAGTTTGATGCGCCTTCAATACCCCACGCACCATTGCTATTGATACGCAGTCGTTCAGCTTGCGCTGTTCCGAACCTCAGCGCACGATCGCCCTGACGATATTGAATATATCCGTCGTATTCACCACCTCCAGAAGTTGCATCTGAGAAGAAAATGCTGCCGTCACTGGTATTGCCACTGCGGATTGTTATTCCGCAACTTGCTGAATCTGCAATCGTCAGATTATCTGCGGTTGCCTCACCTTCAGTCGTCGTGCCCAGAAGCAAGCGGCCTGATGAATCCAGGCGTGCCCTCTCGGTCGTGCTGTTGAAGTAACTGTTTGCACTTGCTGCACTTGTGGTTCTAAAAATTAAATGTGCCCCTTCGTTGTCACCATCTCCTGCAGCGTTAATTGCAGCTACAGAATGACCATCACTTGCTGTAAAAGAAATAGCACCAACCGTGCCAGACGTATTGGAGTCAGTCCTTTGCAATTCAAAAATAGTGCTGCCACCACTGTTTGCCAGGTGCAAAAGGTTACTAGCCGACGACGTTCCAATGCCAGCCGAGTCACACAACAGCTCGCCAGTAATATCTACGCCGTCTGATTTGGTTTCAAGCTTTTTGCTGTTGTCGTAGTAAAGCTCGCAAGCGCCTTGCGGATGAAATACAGCTAAAGTTTCATTATTGTCTTCGTCTTTAATTTGAACTTGCGTGCCATGGATACGCATCATACCGGTATTGTTTTTAATATAACTATTACTGCCGTCGTGATAAATTTCTAGGTCATCGCCAGCGCCAAATTTTGCTTTTACGCTGTCGCTGAAGCTCAGGTCACCAGAAGTCTTGGTGTCAGCAGCATCGCTACGCAGGAATGATGTTGAATCAATGCTGTCCAGCGTTGCAGCATCAATACCAAGAGCATCAATATCTGATTTGGTCTGATCAGCAGTAGCACCAGTCTCAATACCATCAAGCTTGGTGCCGTCAGTTGCGACATCACGGCCATCAACAGTGCCACCGACTGTGATGTTGTTGGTAACAGCAAGCGATCCCAACGTTCCAACACTGGTCAAGCTTGAGCTGACAACAGCACTGCCCAGGCTGGTTGCATCTAAAACCTTGGTGCCCGCAATGCGAAACTCTTTGCCCGAAGCGATGCTGACGTGCTCAGAAAAGTCCCAGCTGTCAGTGCTATTGGTCCAAATGATCGTGTGATCTGTCGCACCCTTCAGCGTGATGCCACCACCATCAGCAGTGGTATCGGTTGGAGTCGCAACAGAGCCCAGCTCAATGTTCTTGTCGTCGATCGTGACGGTCGTACTCTCAACCGTCGTCGTTGCACCACTAACAGTCAGATCACCAGAAATCGTGACGTTGCCACTGCCGTCAACCGTGACGCGCTGCGTTCCACCAGTGCTAATGCCGACGGTATCCGTACCAGCGAGGTAAACACCGTTCGCAGCGTCCGAGGCAAAACTCAGTGAGGGCGCAGCTGCCGTTCCATCAGGCAACGTGCGAAATAGGTTAGCCGCCGTGATCTTGTTAGTTTCGTCTGCGCTTACATCAACAACAGGCACCACGTCAGTTGACGCCAGCGTGGTGATGGCATCGAGTTCAGTGATCTTGATATTTGCCATGACGCTTACGTTTTGATGACGTACATCATCGCAATGTTACGCGGTCTGGCATCGGTAGCACCATCGTTGGCAATCGACGTAGACACCGTGATGCCAGTCGTTTTGGTATTGGTGTCGCCCGTGTTGTTGGCGTTGCCATCCGTGCCAACACCAAGGTTCCTTGGCTCTTGGTAGTTCGACCGCACCACAAAGTTTTCGGTGGTGTGGAAGTGCCCTGGGTCGGTAACGGTTGAAGTGGCTGTGTGATTGTGGGATTTGTTCTGGTCTGTCTGAGAGGTGCCAAAACTGCGGCCACTGTCTACGCCACGGCTGTCATCCCAGCCGCGCACAAACTCGCCACGCAGATCTGGCACGTTAAACGTGCTGCTGCCGTCACCTGCTCCAAACGCAGTCCCAATCGTGTCGAACAGATCTGAGTAAGTTGTTCGGCTAACTGCTGCGCCATTGCATTTAACGTAACCTGAAGGCACAGTGGTGGTCGCCATCAGGTGAACCGATCCAGTCGGCACTGCTTGAGGCAAAGCCACAAAGCTAAGGTTGCCGCTGCCGTCTGACTGCAACACATCATTGGCATCGCCATCACTGTTAGGCAGCGTCAGCGTTATGTCGCTTGACGCATCATCTGGAGCGCGAAGTGCAACAAAATTGCTGTTGCTCGTATCGCGGAACCTCAGTGCTTTGCGATCACGAATCGTGATGCCGTTGCTATCAAAGTGAGCACGGCGCGTCCCACCAGTGACAATGCTGAAATCGTTAGTGGCACTTCTGAAAACTCCGGTATCGGTATCGTCGCTGAAACGAAGCGGCAAGCTGCTGACCGTTCCAGCTGGCACGCCAACATTGCCAGTAAAGGTGGGGCTTGCTTGAGGAGCAAGGCCCAGATTGGTCTCCCCTAGGCTGCCAACGACATAAAAATCTGTATCGTTTTCTTTGCCTCTGATTTTAAGCTGATTATTTGGCTTATCAGCAAACCACATGCACTCTGAAGTGACAGCAGGCGCACTCTCTCCAGAATTATTGGTGAACAGCGCGTCGAGGTTGTTATTGATGTCTGAACGGACTGTCTGCCCGTTGGCATTCCCGATGTCCTGATCAGCTTGTGCCATTAGCCTCGTCCATAACCGACGGCGTTCCAGCGGACCGTTCGAGAGATCCGTGTACCACCAGAATTGTAGACGGAGATGTCAAAGCTGGAACCGCTGCTGTCGTTGGAGATCTCGTAATAGTCCGTAGTGTTAGACGCGGGAAAAATGACGCCAATCGACGGTTTGACGTAGAACCTGTTGCCCGTCCCAAAATTGACGGTAGTGTCGCCTGTCTCGCTAGTCGTCACCTCTCCAGACAAGCTGCGATAAGGCATTAACGCTTTGACGCGCAGCTGGTCTACAGAGATTTGAGACTTATCGCTTTCATTCTCAAACTCTGCTTTCAACTCAAAAGCACGGCACTTGATTTCTGCATTGTTGAAATGCCGCCAGCTAGTCCAAGTGGGAGAACCACCTGAGGGGTCGTCATTAGTAGTCCGAACGTAGAGCTTCACGTCACAACCGTCTGGAACAGGACCGTCGAAATCGTCAAGTTCGTCAATATTGACAAGAATGTCGTCAAATAAGTTTGTCCCAGGAAAATACGATCTTGCCCTCAAGGTGCTTTCGAGACGCAAACTTCCTACATGCGTCAGAGTGAAGGGATTTCCATTAAATTGATACTCACCAGAAACCTCTCGAACACTGCCGTTAGCAGCCAGCTCAAGCTCTTGATCTGAAGTGTCAACAGAAAGATTTGTTTTACTGCCAGGGAAAGTTGGATCTTCTGTTGCCGATAGCGCAGACACTTCTTCCGCGCTTTCAAGCTCAGGCTTCGTGTATTCAATTAAGGCAAAATTATCACTTTCGCGACCGCCAGAATCCACAAACTTCATTGAGTACGTTCCAGATTTCAGGTCTGCATAAACCTCTGTTGCAGATCCTGCAATCTCCTCCGAGATGCTGGTTGAGTTGCCCCAAGTCACGCTAGAGGTGTTTGGTGAGTGACGCAGCCTGACGTGGCCGCCATTTCGCACGTCAAGGTCAAGAGACTGCCGCCAAGTCAACTTGGCCTGCCCATTGACCGGAATCATGTCGAAATTGATGTAATTAGCGTCATTAGCGTCTGTAATCAACTGCGGCCTGGCAGTTTTTCCTGCAATTTCAAAAGTATTTGTCGTGATCGTGCTGCCACGATTCAAATAATTTCTTGCCTGCACCTGCACCTGCAGATTTCCAGCCCTAATGTCACGGATCGTGATTGACGGTGATGCCGTGATCAGGGTCTCAAAGTTGTCGTCATCAACGCGATACTGAACACGGAACTCGCTGATGTTGACACGATCATGCTCCCAGCTGACTGACGCACCAACAAAAACGCCTTGGCCTGTTTCATAAAGGAACTCTTCGACCGCAATCGAACCAACAGCGTTAGGCGTAGCCGACAGATTGGTAATGTCTCGCGTCGTTAGCTCGTTGTCAGACTCAATCGCGTCGTAAATCGTGGCGTTGTAAGCAGCTGCACTAACGCCATAAACACCATCCTCAGACTCGGCAACGGAGATGATTCTGAACTGCTGGGACTGAATATCTGACGTTTGCACCAAAAAGACCGCACCAGCCGTAGGGGCTTGACTGAACGCAGATGTCACGTCAATTTTCGCCGTTCCATCTGTTTCGACGGAAATACCACCAGCGGGGATGCTGCGAGTTTCAGCGATGCCGCTTGGCAACATAACTGACACCTTTGGATCGTTGTCACTGGTCGCCACACTAGGACTGAGATTTGTGTTGCTATCAACAGTCAATTCAGTTGTCGTGGCGGAACGGATGCGACCACTGCGACGAACACCAGCCCGCACCGGATCAGCAATATCTACAACTTGCCCAGGGCGAAGAATGATTCCGCTTTCAATGCCAACAGCAAATTGAACCGTTTCAGTCAGATTCTGTTCTGACAAAAGCGCCCACTTACCAATCCTGTGCGCTTGACCTTGGCTGTAACAACCGACAGCCTTGATGTCCTTGTTAATAATCCCGTACTTGGCTACAGCATCATGATCTTCGACGTACTCGTATTCTGTGTCGCCTTGAGTGTCGTAGTTTTGATAAGCAACTGTTGCAACAGTGTGACGAGCTTTTTGAGACGTTCCAGAGTATGTGAACAGCCCATCGATCACATTTGACGGGCCAAGTGCATAACTTGAGTCAGTCGGTTTGTCTTGGTTAAGAACCAAAGAGCCTGCACCGTAATAAGCAATGCCTCTGAAAATAGCAGTCATTTCTTGGATGACGTTGTAAACCTCAGCGCGACTATTGATCAACATGTTGAGGCTAAATCGCGGCTCTTGACCGCCTTTGCCATCGTCTACAAGCTCGTTACAGTATTGGCTAATGGCAAAAAAGTCGTACTTGTCAAGCGTTGACTCAGGCACATTCGCCCCAAAGCGAGACGAAATCAGCAAATCGTAGAGGCACCACGCCGGGTCATTTGTCCATGTCGCAGCTTGGAATGTTCCGTCCCAAATGCCGGAATAAGTTATCCGCCCCAAGTGCGTGGTGGTGTCTACCGTTGCATTGCTTGGAATCTTGACCTTGATCCCACGAATTAAATACTTGCGGCTCGGAATACTACTAAACTCACGCGAGTCAAAACGCAGAGCGACAAGCGCAGAATTTGGGTAGCTGAACTTATCGTCAATAATCTCGGTGAAGCTTTGAAAAATAGTGGTGCTGGCTTTTTTCTGGCTTGTTTCGTCAGCACTAACGCGCACC